AGTTTAAATTTATCATCACCTGGTTTCTTGAATGTAAGAATAAGATAATCATTACCACTAAATCCTAAAGTATTCAACATACTATTAGAATCATTTAGCACCAAATTACCAGTAATGCAACTGTTGTATATGTCCTCAAAATAGTTAATCTCAACCACCATTTTACTGAAGTCGAATGGTTGATTAAGTGCTGTTACTATTTTACAAGATTCAAGATAAAAATCCTGAGGATAAGCAAGACTGTCTATATCTGACATTATTGACCCATTAATAATTCAAATTGATTTTTAACGTCAAATATAAGTTCTTTTTTAATTAACTTGATTTTTCGCATAGATTCATTTTTCTCATTTTCATAATCATATAAGCTAACGATTCTTCTATATGTAGTGGACGTTACTGAGATTCCATTTGTGAATGTTTTGGTTTGTACCAATGGTTCTTCTTGCATGGAAGAATATGTATCAATATCTATTACATATTTTTTGACCGTTGTGATATTTGAATAGCTGTCCTTGGTCTCAATAACTTTTTCAAAATGGTGAATACCTGTCATTACTATATCATTGGTTGTTTGGGTGTTTACTGAGTATGTGGAATTACCAGTAAGTGTTAATTCTGTATCGGAATTTATTGATGCTACTGTTGATACGAAGCTAATAACATTTGAATTATTGTTTCGTATATAGAATAATTCGGAACCTTCAGACAATTCTGTTTCAAATTTTGTACCTGTTCCGACAACCGTATTACTGGTGTTGGAAAATACTAAGTTACCTGTTAAAGTTGTATCAACGGAATATCTATAATCATTATATTTGTTGTTGATGTATATGTTAAAATTTCTGTTTGTTAAACTCCAGTCGTAGAAAGCATCAAACCTATCATTAAATAATAGAACAACCCAATGTAACTCTGGGTCGCCATAATATTTTGACGCTATCATTTCTGGTGTATCACCTTCTTGGATATCATATTCATAAAATAATGAATTATTATCAATAGTTCCACGAATTGTGTTAACTCTAGCCAAAAGATTAGTCACCAAAGTGGTTTTATTATCTCTGGTGTATAATAGTTTTGGGAATTTACTGAAATATCTAGGCATTAATAATTGTCCTCATCGACTCTTTGCTTTGTCACAATTTCGGTTTCCATGAATTGTAAGGTCATTCGAATTTGAGTTGGCATACCGTCATTAAAAGATGACCATCCATTGGGAGAATAATCTACGTTTACATTTGTCAGAACACACGTACCTATTTGGTGTATTTTATTATTTTTTTGACCATTGAATAGAAAATCAATGTCGAATTCTGAAGGAGGTGTAAAATATCTACCCATCAGTCCGGTATTAATTTCTGGAGACATGTGAAATTTAAAAGTCTTTATTATTTCAATTACATTTTCAGTTTCGGTTGCATCTGTCGGTGAAAAAATAAAATCAAATTGAAATGTTCTAAATTCAGTACCCTTAAATAGAACTTCTAGTTGTGGGTTTAAAGCTGACCCTGTTGCATATAAGAAAAAGTCTTTAGCACCGGGACCCATAATTCCAGATTTTTCACCTATATTACCAAATAATTCTGCTGCAGCACTGGCTGTTGATGGATCAGATGCTAATGTTTTATATGTTTTTATTAAATCAAATTCAGACGCATCAGATACTCCTTTTGCTACTTGACCTAACGCTAAAGCTAGACCGCCAGCATCAGTTAAACTTGATGATTGCCAATCTGCGTTATATTGTACGTTTACAGTTTCAGGCATATAAAGGGATACCGCCTGTGATATTCTTTTTGTTTTTCTTGATAACCTAACTTCACTTGATATCTCAGGAGCTAATAATAAACCAGCTGTACCTCCTGTTGCAGCTCCAACTGCCAATCCTGGTAAACCACCAACAATTGCGCCAGCGCCTGCGCCAGCCAAGGCACCATAATATGATGATGCAGCTTTAGAACCAAAATTAATAGCACCAGATAAATCGACCGCTGATATTGTATTACCGCCTTGTTGATTTATACCTGTTCTTCCTGGTTGTTGAAACACAGAATATTCGGATCGCTTTAAGTTGTATTTGTCGCCTCTTATATATTGTGAATTTTGAGCCACATTTATATAGAAGTTTATATAATGACCCCTTTTCTCGGAACCTAAATTTTTAGGATAAAATAAATTCCTAAAGTCATAAGAATTTTTATATAAATCAGATAATGGGCCTTGAGCATTAGTATCAGTGAAAGTTTGTTTCTGTTCAAAATTTATTATTGCCATTTTTGGATCATCTATAAAGATTAATATATACTATTTATGAAGTATTCCGGCACATATACACCCATAAATCCCAAAAAATATAAAGGTGACTATAAGAATATTACCTACCGCTCATCTTGGGAGAAACGAATGATGTTACACTTGGATAAAAATCCAAGTGTGTTGTCATGGTCGAGTGAAGAAGTTATTATACCATACAAATCACCAGCTGATGGCAAGTGGCATAGATATTTCGTTGACTTTTATGTCCAGATTAGAACTATAGATGGAAGACTAAAGACTTATATTTGGGAAATAAAACCAAAGAAACAAGCTGTTGAACCAGTTAAAAAGAAAAGAATCACCAAACAATACATCAATGAGGTTGTCACATGGTCCGTCAATCAGGCCAAATGGAAAGCAGCTATAGAATATGCNTTAGACCGNGGNTGGGAGTTTAAANTTTTAACTGANGATGACCTTCCATTCTGACATAAATAGAGTATGGCAAATAAAATATCAAAATTATCNGAACTAACAGCNCTTCGAAACCAATATGAATTTGATAGGTTTTCGAAGCAATCNTATAAATGGTTCATTGGTAAAATAAACAATCTNAGAAATCCTACTTCTCTTGCTATGCAAATTAAGAAAGAGACAAATAGAAATTCTAAAACATTTGTTCTTGGTGGTTTATATTACATGTATTATAATGCCAAAACAAAAGATAAATTACAGTATTGGGATGCCTTTCCGTTGGTGATACCACTGGAAAGATATAATGATGGATTTCTTGGCTTGAATTTACATTATTTACCTGTAAGATATCGTGTTGCTTTTATGGACAAACTAATGAATTTTGCTTTGTATGATGAAAATGATGAAGTGAAAAGACTTAGAGTTACATATGAGATTTTATCATCAGCCAAAAGATACAAGGAATTTAAACCTTGCTTGAAAAGATACTTATACAGTCAAGTAGCAAGTAAGATATTAAAGGTTCAACCTAATGAATGGGAAACAGCGGTATTTCTACCTGTTCACCAGTTCCAAGGTGCAAAGGCTAGAGAAGTGTGGCAAGATTCATTACAAGAAATTAAAAATCAAAACAAAATACCAGGTACAACTGATGTTGCGCCAACAATAGGACACACATGATAATCGATTTTCTTTCAAGTTTCAAGGAAAGTTTAGCTAAACCTTCTAGGTTTAAGGTTGTTTTTACTCCGAAGAAAAACACCACATTATTGAATAGAATTATAAATCCTGAAAAACTATCGTTTAGATGTGATTCGACCTCATTACCAGGAAGAAATATAGCTACAGGGGATATGAGGATATACGGCCCAACAGAAAAGTTTCCATACCAATCAATGTATGATGACATTACAATGACGTTCATATGTACCGATTCTATGGTTGAAAAAACATTCTTCGACCAGTGGATGGAAGTTATAAATCCACAAGATAATTGGAATTTTGATTATAAAGAAAATTATTCAATGAACATATCAATTGAACAATTTGATAATATAGGAAATATATCACACGCCATTACATTAATTGATGCTTTTCCTGTTTCAATGAATGATATGCCATTGGATTGGTCAAATGGAGATTCTTTCCATAAAGTGTCCGTTACATTTGCATACACATATTGGAAGAGAAAAGAAACACTTTCGAACGACCAACAAATAATTAATGAAATCCCTAGTTTATTGACATCAACACCAGATTCTTTAGCACAAAGACAGGGTACATATTTGAGTGTGACCAACCAATCGATTGGACCATTCGATACATTAAAAGACCAAGAAGCATCAAGAATCAACAAGAAAAACCAAACAAATAATATTGTTCCTTCACATTTGCGTTCTTAATTATTTTTACATTATAGGAGTTAATTATGGCTTTGCCTAGAATTGGAGCACCAACATTTAGTATTACTTTACCATTATCGAAAAAACAAATTAGATATAGACCATTTTTAGTGAAAGAGCAAAAGATTCTTTTGATGGCAATGGAATCAGGAGAAAGTGATATTATAGAGGAAAACATCAGACAGGTTTTACAGAATTGTACTGTCGATGAAATTGATATTAACAATTTACCAATCGTGGATATAGAATATTATTTTTTAAATTTAAGAGCAAAATCGGTAGGCGAAATCATTGAATCTAAGTATAAATGCAATAATGTGGTAGATGAAAAAACTTGTGGTAATATTATGGAATCATCCTTTAATATCCTAGATGTTAAAGTTGAAGTTCCTAATGATATTTCTGATGTAATTTTAATATCAGGAACAATTGGTGTTAAAATGAAATATCCTGATTTTAGTTTAGTTTCTAAACTAGAAGATTCATATTCAACTACAGATATGGCATTCGAATTGATTTTAAATTGTATTGAATATGTTTTTGATGATGACACTTTTTATTATTCCCATGAAACTCCAAGAGATGAGTTGATGGTATTTTTAGAATCATTAACAAAAGAACAATTTGATAAAATTCAAAATTTTGTTGAGAATGTGCCTAAATTGAAAAAACAAATAAATTTGACATGTTCTAAGTGTGGTTTTCAACATAATATCGATGTTGAGGGTCTACAGGATTTTTTCGTATAACTTTTCGTCATGATACTTTGGGAAATTATTATAGAACAAATTTCTCATTAATGCAACATCACAAATACAGTCTTGCGGAACTTGAGAGTATGATACCGTGGGAAAGAGACATTTATGTGTCTTTGTTGGTCCAATACATTGAAGCAGAAAAATGAAAAGATAAAACAAAGAAACGCCGAGAGAAGAAGATGATTACAAAGAAATTAGGTAAAATCACATTTGGTTGGGACCCTAATGCCAACAAAGGTAAGGGATATTGGTATGTTCTAGGCAAAGATGAATCATTCTCTAGAGCCGCTTCCGCAACAGAAGCTATGAAGTTGGGTATACCAAAACAACAAGATGCTCCAAAAAAGGGAGCATCCGATAGGAGATATTTCGGTTTCAAAACATATTTCGATGTGGACAAAGAAGGTCGACCAGTTAGACGCATTATGCGCACGGGTTCTGATTATGAAATGGCCGACATCAATAGGTCAAAAGGATTACAACAATTAGCTACAGAGAAACTTTTAAGTGGCAGCAGCTTGGGTGGAGCAGTGAAGGGTGCTATTGGAGACAGAGCGAAATCTATAGTCACCGAATCTCAAAGATTAGTGGATCCTATGAATTATTTGAGTAAATTGCCATTTATAGGACAAATAGCTGCAGCTTATTATGGTAAAACGATGGGTAGAACCGCTGAAGATATTTCATATTTCACTGGAGTTAGAACTGCCGGCGTAGACCAGGAAGAAATGGAATATATGCCAGTAAATAATGAACAGATAGAAGAAAAACCTAAAGCTGAGAAAATCACAACTCCAATAAAAACAATGTATCGGGATGAAAAGGGTAGATTCACAAAGGCTCCAATTGATAGTGTAGATACAATATCGGAAGAAGACAAACAAGAATCGGAAACACAAGACAAAGAGAGACATGAAGAATTAATTGACACAATTAAGAAAAGTTACTTATGGGGAATGGATTCTGGTGATGTGAAGGAAGACAAAACCAATAGTGATAGTTTTTTACTTGATTTTAAAAAATTACTTATGAATTTGTTGGAAAATATTAAAGACACATTTAAAAATATAAATTCACAATTAAAAAATGTATTAACTGGATTTACTGGAAGTGGAATGATGATGGCCGCTATACCTGTAGCTGCTGGCATAGTTTCCGTTCTATTAGCGACAAATGAACAGAAAAAAGCAAAAGAAGCTGCAGCGGCCGGCAATATAACAAAACTAAATCAAGCTGTGACAAGACAAAGACAGTATCAAATGGGGTCTATGGGTGAATTTGCTGATCCTTCAACGGAAATTGAATTGACTAAACAACAATCAATACAGGAATTAAAATCAGCAAACACAGAAGAATCTAAAAAAGTTTTAATGGAAAAATATAATATATCATCTAGTGAAATGGCTTCACAAAACGAAAGACTGTTGAAATTTGAAAATCAAAAAAAATTCATGAAAGACAAAGGTTATGAATTTATTGTTAGAGGAAATAAAAAAGGATTTGCTAAAATAAACAGTGGAATTTTAGGATTCGGCAAAGAATGGGCACCAGAACAATTAGTAAAACAATCTGAAATATATTCAGGAATAAAATCAAATGAAAGATACACAACCATTGGTGAAGTCGAAAAAACAACATCCAAAGAAACATCGATAGTGGATACAGATTCCATGGTAATGGATACTGAGTGGAATAAATGGAACAAAATGCTTGAGCCTGTGCCGACTCCTTCTGCTATCTCACAAAGAGCAACAACAGCTACATCAGCTAATCAAGAATTGAAAGCTACGGAAAAGATGAAATCATCAACACCCGTTGTTGTGAATTCACCAACCACCAATGTAGTTAATAATTCAACATCTGGAGGAGGTTCATCGGCTAGAATCAGAAATGATGACCCGGTGTT